ATCTTTATCTTAAGGCCAGGATTATCAGAGTACCTTTTGTTCTCTTTTCTCCTAACTTTTCTAGTAAAGATTTTAGTAGATATACCAGTAAATCTTCTGATATATGCTTTCCAATTAAATTTAGGTGGTATAACTTCATCAAGCTTAATAAGACCTGATATCTCACCTGGTACAAACCCTCTCTTCTTAATAGTCTGCTCTTTAGCTTCAGACATAACTCTTTGAACCTGCTTTTCAATAAGCTTCTTCTCAGCTTCAGGCATGTTCTCAAACTCTTCCCACTCATGATCAGGTATATCAACTTCTTTATCTCCATCTCCACCACTACCTGGTCCAATCGTAACTTTACCTTGACCTTGCTCCATAGCATCAAGAAGTTTGTCCATATTACCATCTCCAGAAGATCCAGTATTTTTCTTATCTTGTTGAGCTTGCTTAAGCTTATCATAGTAATATCTAGAACCAGCTTTCCTGTCTAGATTAAGATCCTCATAGTCATTTATATCTATACCACCTTCAGGTAACCAGTGTCCATCTATATACTGATTGATCTCCATGTCCATTGCAATGTTGGCCATCTTTTTATCACTAAACATAGTGAAGGTTGTAAGATGCTGAAATGCAATGTGCAATAACTCATGCTTTAGTAAACCTAGTTTGTGTTCTTCTGACAGATCAGTCCAGAACTTTTCATTGATCATCAATTGAAAGTTGATGCCATTTTTACATACACCTGCAGTTGGAAGTTGATCACTCCAACTCTTGTGTAACATTAATAAAAAGAAACCATAATAGGGTTCCTTTAACATCAAGTCTTTTGATGTTTTACTTAGCGAATCTTGTCTATTCATTGTATTATGTTTACTTGGATTTCTTTATATTTAAAATCAAGAGCATTAAATATTCTCTTTTTCTCATTGATAATCTCTTCAATTATCAACTCTGCTATCCATGGTTTTTTAATACGAGCATTTGATCCTACCATATGACTTAACCATCTTTCTTTAAGTTTTAAATCTTGCTTATATACATGAGCTATTCCCTTGGGTCTATGTTTGTTTACCAAGTCACGAAATAATCTTGTAACTCTTACATCTATAAGTGCCCAATCTTCAAGATGAGGTTTGCCATATAACCATAAGAATAATAATTCTTCTTTGTAATTTTCTATTACAGTACTGGGGTCACCCAGATTTACAATTGCTTGCATTGCCATATAGTGATTGTCTTTATCACCTGACCGCATCATAGTTAGTAAGTTCTTTAAAACTTCTTTATTCATAAATTATCTATCTTTTCTATAATATCATCCTTTAATTCATCAGTTAGTGTCTGCAGTGGTAAATTTTCTATCCACTCTATTAATTCTTCTTTACTCATATTTTTCCTTTATAAAATCTTCCTAATATATTTCCATTCAGATAATAATCTCTTTCTAAAACCTCATGCTTAAATTGAGCTTTGGTTTCTTCATAGGTAAGAGATGCTTTACTAAAACAAATCTTAAGTATGGTTCTATATATCATTTTACCATCTTTGTATGCTTGCTTTAGTTCTTTGTTGCTACTGAAATAGTTTTCATAGTCTAACTTAATGACCGTTTCATATTTCTTAGTTCTCTTGTCTGTCATAGCAGCTAGCGCTTTCTTTCCAAACTTTTTCTTTCTCTTACTGTAAAAGTTTTTCTTACCAATATAAGAGTACATTATCCCGCTTTTGGTGTCTAAATAGTTCATCATGTAAACAAATCCTACAGCACCTTCTGGTATCAAGTTCTCATTAAAATCTAATAACTTTTTTTTACTTGGTCTATCGGGAGCATCTATTTCTATCTTCCAAGGATACATATCCTTTCTTATTTTACTTTTTAATCCCATTCATTTTGCTTTTTAACAACAGTTGCTTCACGCAGTTTACATAGTCTTGCTCTTACCTTAGATTTTAATCTACTATCAAGAGTTGTTTTATCTAACAACCATTGTAAGTAATTTTTATCTGTTATTCTTGAGATTGCTGTACCTTTATATTTTCCAAAAGGCATTTTAACTACTTTATATGCATTTGTTTTTGTAGACTTATTACCCCATTTAACCTCTACAAACTTATAAGCTCTACCTTTATCTCTTAAAACTTTACCCGAATCTATATTTTTTCTAATTCTATATTCAGAAATCTTAAGCATTTGGCTAGCTAAACGTATGCTTTCATATTGGTTTCTTGTAAGAACATCTTTTACACATGTCATTTCTCCTTTTGATCCCATATTAACTTTTTTAATAGAGGTAATAAAGCCTCTCTAGTTTTACTAAGTCCGTGTACTTTAATAGAGTCAGATAAATCTTTTTCCATATCTAGAATCACGTAATCAAAATCATATTTTTCCTTATATCTTTTCATAGATCTAATACCTGCTTCATCATTATCAAATAAAACAAATATCTTTTTATACTTTGTCATTATACTTTTGAGCATGCTCTCTGGTATCAAAGTATTTTCACTGTCAGGTGCAATTGATTCTGCATCACTTAACTTAAGTCTCTCAAAAGCCATTAAGTCTTTTAGTGAAGATGTAATCACAAGATATTTCTTATCATATTTCAATTGATCGGATCCTTGGATGTAGTTTTTAACCTTTATAAACTTCTTATCAGAAACTTTAGGTTGATAAACTTTGTACAGTGTACCATCATCTTTAAAGTAACCATATAGACTAAGACCTTTGATAGTTATAGAACTTTCCTTACCATCATTATCTTCTTTAGTCATCACATAGTACTGTAGCGGGGCCACATTATACTTCTCAAGTAGTCTAGAACCAATATTAAATTTAGTCCAATACTTTTGATCAATTGTTGTCCAATGTCTGATTTCATAATCAGTTACCTTATATCTACTATGAACTTTATATTCTTGTATAGGATTACAATCATTGTTCAGAACATATTGATTGTAGTCTTGAATAATTTTCATAGCAGATTGTCCCCGTGTAAGCCCAAAAATAATTTTTACTAGCTCAACAGAGTCACCACCGTTACCAGAAGAGAAATCTTTAAAACAATATCTTCCTGTAGTAGCATTAAGATAAATGCACATTGAAGGAGTACGCTCTCTTGTATTAACTATAGATCTTATCTTCACATCTTGACCATCAAGTGTTTCAGATAATCCTAAGTAATGTTCAAAAGGCCATCCTGTTGGTATATCTTTTAAATCAGAAATTAAATTTTTAATTGAAATCATAATGTTAGTTTAGACAATAAAAGGGAGCCATTTCTGACCCCCTTTTTTGAGTTAGTAGTTTAGCTACTAGTCTAGGTTAAAGTCAGCACTTGTCTTTTCTGGTATAGTTAAATCATCATCATTACCAAAAGATTCAACAGGCTTGTTCTCAATCTTTCTTAAATGTTTTGATTCATCATACGTTAAAATAGCACTTTCACTTGTACCATAAGCATAATTTCTATTTTGCGCTTTTGCAAACCAACAATCATATGCTATATAACCTGATTTATTTTCATATTCTTTACCTGCAATACAAGTATGTAAATACTTATCTTGATATGGTGCAGTTTCATTGAAAGCTTTTACAAAGTCTTCAATTGTTTCATGCTTATCATCTTGTTCTGCAAACCAATCTGTAATTCCAAGAGCAGTAGATAAGTTCTTTAAGAACATTAGGACTGATCTATCTCTCTGAATTTTAATACCTGATTTAGTTTCACCATCAGCAAATGCATATTGACTTGCTTTTACTCTACCAATCTGACCCTCATAGTGACCTTTGCTTTCATCATTTCTATCTTTCATAAAACCTTCAAAACCTTCTATAGGTTTAGTTTCCATTTCTAACATAAGATGAAAAGCATTTTCTATAAATCTAAATTCTTCTAATCTTACACTGTTGATTTTCAATTCATGATTGCCTGGTCCAAATGTTTTGGGCATTCCGCTACCTCCACTACCTGTGGACAAATCTGTTGTACTTAAAGCCATTGATTTTTGTTTTTTAGTTATTAATTAATTACTTATATATTTTATTCCAGTGAGTTTTTATCTCACCCTTTTCATTCATATCAGAAATGACTATTTGTTCATCTCTTAAGTG